ATTGATAAAGGATGATTAATCCAAAACATTTCAATTTTAAATCTAAGCTCATTTATAAAGTTTTTCATATCTAATGGACCGTAGGTGGTGTTTCGTTAAAGTTAGAGTTCATTCCAATATTTTTAAATACGAACTCGCAGAAATCTTGCAGATCCTCCTCACATTCAAAACCTGAGAAGTTTATTATTAAATCGTTATCGTAAGCTTTAAAGCTGATTGCTGTTACGTTTTTATATTTATCTTTAATATATTTGTTCATCTGTTTTTGTTTGTTTTTTCGATCGGTAATTTATGTATAAGAAAGCGCTGGCGTTTTTTGGGGTATCGGTTCCTAGAAAAAAACGAGTTTACTTCTGTCAGGTAAATCGAAATCGTTAGTTAAGCGACCATACTTACCAGAAACTGCAACACTAATTTAAAAACAAGTGACATGCCTGGTAACATTCTAAATATTTCAGTTGCAATTTAGAATCATTCGAACCTCATGATGTGTGCGAGGACTTTGTTCGTGTCCTAGCTACCCAACTCTGAAACATTCTTCATATCATCTTCTGAATTATTCCAGGTTATTTCAATCTTCTGGTCCACTTCGACTTGTTGCTTATCTCCATAGATAGCTATCAACTTCGAAGCCATCCATCGATAATGGATTAGCTTCTCTCTAGTGATTGCAATGCTTTTATTGTCTGCCTTCTCAAGCTCTTCAATCATCTTATCAAGATATGTCTGAGCTGCTATCTTACGAGCTTGCAATACTTTCGCAGCAAACTCTTTGTCAGATCTAATCCAGTCATAAACTTTAGATAAGCTTGGAGATCCTTTGGTTTGGCAAATGGTAGTGAGTGGAGTACCATTCATCAACATTCGTTCGATGTCATCGCTTATTTGCGATGTAAGTTCTAATTTCTTCGTCATTCAAGTGTTTAAATTGTGGTAAGTTTTTATATGCTTTTATCTTACCTTCCATAGTCTTTTGACCATTGCTCCAGCCACCGTGTATTCTGCATCTAATATTACCATTCTTCATTCTAATGCCAGAGGCTTTGCAAGGAAGTTTATTTTGTTTATTGATAGTCTGACATTGAAGTCTGTACTTATGTCTTGCTGCCATGAACGGTTTTGGAATTTATAAATATTTATTTTTAATTACTTAAATCCGTGTTGGAACGGTTTTAATATCATACTAACAAGCTAATTATACTAAGCAAAGATAGATATTCAATACTAGGATTATAACTTTGTTTAATATATTTATTATTTTTATAAAAAAATTTGGAGATTAACCCAATAGATATAAAATTCTGTTAAGATTGCAATACTTTTTGTTATTATTTTTAATTTTATTACACAACTTAGTTAGGACTTTCTCATACCTATTTTTAACCTGATGCCTTGTAAAACCAAAGTGTTTGCCAAGCTCTGTCCATTTATAACGCTGCGCCTTCATCCAAACTATCTGTCTATCAAGTATAGGATCTTCTGATATATCATTTTCTATTGATGTTAATGCTTCTATTGCAAACTCCCACCTGGTTATTTGTCTAGGCGTTGCTCTAAGTTTAAGCAGCTTCTTTTCGTAATAAGCCCAGTCGCCTTGCATATACGTTGTCTCCAACAAATGATACATACTAGCAGCCATTGGCGGTTTTGGACCAGATAAAAATCTCTCTGTCCTGGCCGCTTCGTTAATCAAGTTGATGATGTTGGTTAATGCAAATACTTCTTTTTTAATTAATACTTCAGCTGTCATATTCTCCATTTTGATATGTGTAGATGTTCTGCTTGACCTTGCTAAAACCTTTATTCGAAAAATTCTTTTTAAATTTAATATTTTCTAAAAAATGTTTGTATCTTGGCATATCAAAGTAGGTAAAATTTTTATGTGTAATCAATGGTTTGTAATCAATATTCATCAAAGATAGTCTATGCAAAGCTTCCTTAATTTTAGGCAATGGAACTACAAAATGATCTGCACAATCAATCATTCTGACGTACGGTGTTAATCTTTTAAGATCATAATTTTTACAAAGATAAGAATATAATTTAAAATCAAACGCTGACATCTCCAGGTCAAATATAGCTGGATCACTAATATAGAACTGACGCATAAGCTGCTCTCCTATTCGCTCTTGGATCTTCTTTTAATTTTTTGATAAATAATTCTTTGTTTGTACAGTTTGGAAAATGCTCTACTTGCTTAAACTCAAGATACTGTAACCACTTCTCAGGATCTATTAATTTAGGCTCAGAATTAAATCCACCTGGATAATCTGGAGCTATCTTTTTAACATGAAAGTTAATTATCATGTCTCCTACTAGCTTATACCAAAGTACATATGCTGGTATTCCAGCCATTTCAGCTAGTTTTTTGGTTACTTTATGGTTTTTATGCCAGCCTTGACCATTATTGAATACAGTTTCCACTAAAAACAATGGTTTTGAGCAAGCATTACAAGTTGAAACCTGGTCAATATCTGAAAAACCAAGCAAATTATGTTGTTGTCTATGCCAATTTGAATAACCGCTAAATTTAACGCCTTTAAAATAGACCTTTTTTACCATGTTTTAAGCCATTAATTGACTAGGATAGATTGTCAAATATTATTTTCTCAGATCAGAGAATTATGTTGTATTTTTTATCTAAATGTATAAATAACTCCTATGAATTTATATATAAACCAGTCGATTAAATTATACGAAAACTATTCCTCTAAATTTATAAAAAATTTTTGTTACAAAATAACATTAGAAAGTAGGTGTTATGAAAGTTGATCAAAAAAAGAGAAATAGTGATTTAATTAGTGCTACACAAAAAGATTGGAAAAAAATAAATATAGATATTAATTTTAATATCGGAAGAAAACTTACAGCATCATTTGCCAGAGAACATATTTTTAACTTAACACATGCATACATTGACAAAAATTTAAAATATTTTGCAAAAGATAACACTAAATGGTTGTTGTTAAATCATGTAATGTACTTTTCAGCTAAAGGAGATCCATATTACAAAAATAAAAAAGTAAAATCATTAGATATAAGTTCAAAAAAAATAAAACAAATTATAGATGAATGTATTGATGCTGGTCTTTTTATTTATGCAGATCCTTTGAACGGAGTATCTGATAAAAAAATAAAATCTGTAAGACCTTCAATAGAATTATTATCTTCATGGAGCAAATATAATATTAAAAGAATACAACAAACATTAAAAAATATTAAAAGGTTTAATTATAAATGAAAAAACAAGCATCCGTTTTTTTTACAACAAGACATGAAGGTATAGAACCTTTTGATAATTATGAAGATTATTACAATACGGATTTAGATACTTATAAAAAGATATTTAAAGTTACAAGAGTTGCACCAACAAAAACAAAAATTATTCCAGAAGCAACTGTTGTAATAGAATATATAAGTTTAACATTAGGTGTAGGTAAAAAAATAATAAAAGGTGTTGAAAGTAAAGTTTATAAAGAAGCTTCAAGATACTTAAAAAATAGTGAACGAAATGAATTGAATAGACAATGGAAAGCAGCAAACAAAAATAAAAATGATACTGCATATATTCTTAATGATTTATTTTTAACAAAAAATTTAAACGTAAAAGATCTTGTAACTGATAAAGGAATTTCAACATTATATAAAATCTTAAAAGGAGATCTTGAGCTAACAAAAAAGAAAGCTATCGAATATGCAGATAAATTAAATATAGATCCAGCATCATTAATGTTCGATGCGCCACAAATGACTTGTTGGTCTAATGTTAATTTAAAAAATGGAAAAGTATTTATTCCTGATTATTTTGAAACACATGAAGCGCCAAGAGATTTATACTCAGAAGATTTACAAGCTATTAAAGTTGTAGGTCCTGACTTTTCTCCTTTTAATAATTGGATTGCTTATTACGATCACAAAAATACTGTTGATGCAGATGCGCATAATAAGTTTTGTTATGTTAGAGAGAGAATTTTAGGCGGTCCACAACAAGATGATTATCTAATTGATGAGTACAGATATTATTTAGGTATCTATCAAATATATGGAACTAAAAGAAGAATTATAAATATAGATCCAACAGCAGAAATGAAAGTTATTAAAAACGATATAAGACCAGATGCAGTTTCAATTATAAAAGCTTTTAAACCAGAAAATATAACTGCAGAAGTTATACCAATATCTAAGGAAAAAAAACTTGCTTGATTTAAAAGATTACACACCGCAACAATTAAAAAAGTTTTTAGCTCCAATCGATGTACAAAAAGAATTTGGTATTGATAAAGATAAGTTAAAATATTTAAGAGAATGCAGCAGAGATGAAGGTAGATTAAGAGGACCTCAATACTTACAAGACGGATTAATGATTATGTATCAAAGAAAGTCAGTAATTACTTGGATAAATAACTCAATGTTCCAGCCGAGCGAAACTAGCGAAACTAGAGAAACTGTAAAACAAAACAAAGCTAACATAAAATAGCAAAACTCCCACAACCAAGAGAACCTCACATATTAAATATTAATACATCGGAATATCTATCATTCCATGATATTAAAAAATAAAATTACAGATCCTTTAGAAGAATTAAAGTTAGACGGTTTTGACAAACTAAATAAACTTTTAAAAATAAATCATCACTCTCCTTCTGCAGCGCAGTTGCCATTAGGCTTTTACGTTTTTTCTAGATTGTTTTGCTCCCAAGAAGAAAGACGTATGTTTGATGGCAATGCGAATATG